CTTCGATAGCCTCACGCTCGCGTTTGGCGGCATCTTCGGCTTGTTGTTTAGCTCTTAGCTCTGCCGCCTCTTTCTCGGCAATCAATCTTGCTTCGCGTTCTTTCTGTTCGCGTTCTTTGCGCTCTGCTTCTTGTGCTACTTGCTGTGCCTGTCGCTCTGCGTCAGCCTTAGCTTTAGCGGTTGCTTCTTGTGCGATACGTTCTTCGCGTTCTTGCTGCTCACGTCGGGCTTGTTCAGCTCTTAACCGCGCAAGCTCTGCTTGTTCGTCTTCACGCTGCTTAACTACTTCAAACTCATTTCGCAGCGCTTTAAGCGTGAAGTCTTTGGCTTCTAACGCCTCAGCTTTATATTCTTCCCAGTCGTCATCGATAACCTTGTCTTGCAGGGTATTGATGCGCTCGCTAATAGCTGAACTGTGAGCACCTACAAGGTAGGTAAGATCAACTAATGCAGCTAGGTTTGCTTCATGCTGAGCCTTGCGAGCCTTTTCACGCTCTTCAAGCTCAGTTAGTGGCTGTCTGATTTCATCTTGTAGCGCCTGCAATCGGCTCTTAGCAAGATTGCGGTCAGCATCGATTAACTTAGTGGTGACGGTATATTCGTCCTTTTTGGCTTTACCCGCCTTGTCCAAAGCAGACTTGGCGCTTGCAATCTTGGCAGCCAATGAGCGGCAAGTTGCTTGACCGTCTTTGGTGTTAATATCAAAAGTGATTGAGCGCGATTCGGTTTCAATCTTGCTGATAACTTCTTCAATTGCTGCTTGGTTCTCTACGCGCTTGCCGAAAAGTTGCGGTAAATCTTCACGCTGAATAATGATACTTAGTGCTTTTTCTGTCATAATGGTTTCCTTGGTTAAGTAGCCCCTTTTGATGTCGTAGTCGGAGGGGCTTTTTAATGCCTAAAAAATGTCTAACTAGACGTTTGAATGCCTAGCTATCCAGTGATGTTGTTAACAAACTCAACGCAGTTTGCAAAAGTATCTGAGTAAATCATTTCGTTTTGCTCAAGACACCAAACCTCGCCACGATGATTAACAACGTAATTGCCCTTCTGATACGTTTTGTTCATGCCTATCTCCTTTGGTTAACACACAACAGCCGACTACTTGAATCGGCTGTAATTTGTTAGCCTTTAATTATGTTTTTATATAGTCACTAGCATCATCGTCTGATTGCTTGTCTTTGTTGATGTTTATTAGTTTACTAAAGGAAACTTATAATTGCAAGAAAAAGTTTACTAAAGGAAACAAAATATTTTAAACACAAAAAAACCGCCCTCTTTGGGACGGTTCATTTGTCTAGGTGAAATATTTATTAGTAGCTAACTTGATTGCAGGCTTCTTTTAAAATCTCACCTGCTACAGTATTCGGGAACGCATAGCTAAATAACTTTTTACTAATTATCCCTCTATTTTCGCTTTTATCAGAAGATAGTAGATTAAAGTTCGAGTCATATTCATTAGTCTGATCTACAAAAGATGCTTTATCTTTGCAGTCTACTTGCCAATGGCTAAGTATATACTTTGTATCCTGTGGATGAGGATCAATATATTCAAACTTTACAAAGAAAGAGTAATAGCGTGGCTTGGATTTGTAGGTAGAGAATGATGATGTTTGATCATAAACATTAATATCGCTTGGAGAAAGTGATTCTAAATCTATGAAAAACTGAATCTCTCCATCCATAGACACCCCCAAATCAACCCAATCAACCGCCCCCGCCGAAACGCTAACAGATCCAGCCAATATCATTGCAAGCAATTTTTTCATACCCAGTCCTTATAAGCTTAGATTATTGTTGCTTTATTATTGCTACTATATTACCCAATAATAACTTACGACAACAAGCTATGAAAGGGCAGGCAATAAAAAACCGCCACTGGGGCGGTCGAATAGCAGATAAGCCTGATCTTTTGAATTAGTTATCTTTAACTTGCTCATCGATAAATGACTTAAGGGTTTCTAGCCTATCAGGTGAATAAATAAGCCTTTCGAAATGCTTGTTCGACAAAAAGATAATTTTTTTATTCTGATGCGATTCTCTTACTGCTTCTGTATAAGCAGTTTTTGTAAAATCACCTGTAGTAGCTAAAATGCCAAGCTCGGACAAGTTAGCAGTATGTTGAAGTTTATTTTTAAATATAATAAACATATTTTTATCAACTTTGCCTGTGGGCAAGTTCTTGCATTCTATGAGAAAATATTTGCCAAATTTATTGAAAAAGCTATCATCAATATCGTTTCTAACTATTAAATCAACTTCATTACGTGATTGGTCAGTGTTGCGTCTATTAATTTTATTAAAGCCCATGTTGTCAAACAAAAGGGCTACAAACTGTTCAAATTTAACGCCTTTTTGATATGTATCTTCAGTGTTCTTACATTCAGCATAACTATCCAATAAGGCATCCCTAATGATATCAAAGGAGTTAAAGTAAGTATTGTGATAGCTTTCCACTGCGTCTTTTACTTTCTTGCTAAATACATCAAACTCATCTTTATCTATAGTATCAATTATCTTTCCTGATAGTATCATCTCTTTAAAATCGGACTGGAACTCAGCTGTAAAGGCAGATGTAATTAGGATTTTTGAAAAAGGGTTGGTTTCAGCTATGGTTTTAGCAATAGAGATACCGTCAATGCTATAAGCATCCATTCTTAAATCAAGTATAGCCAAGGAGTAATATGAATTGTTTACTTTATCAAGTATATCTTCCTCTTCATGAGCTGTAAGAATGTAGTAGTCACTTGGTAGGTTTTTAGTTAAGTATTTTTGAAGGCTGTTAACCTGGTCCTTCTCATCATCTATGATTAGTATCGTTTTTTTCACTACTTTTATTCCTTGGCTATGGGAAGTATTATCATAAAGCATTTGCTTAAGATTGAGTCAGGTATATCATGATATATGATATCGCCCTGATTTGCTTTACATAAATGTTTAGCATGATACAGGCCTATGCCAGTACCTCCTGTCGTAGAGTAGCCATAATCAAAAAGTTTAGGCTTGTCACTATCTGCAATAGGCTTACCGTTGTCACAGACTTTAATAATCAGGTATTTTCCATCTACATAAGCTTTCAACTCAATTATTCTATTACCTTCGTTTTGTCTTTCAAAGGCCTTGATCGCATTAACAATTAGGTTGTTTAGCAACTGAAACATTATAGTAAAAGGTATATTAAATGTAATATCAATACTATTATTTACCCTAAAATCAATCTTAGATTCAGAAAAAGACGTTCTATTGATAATCTCTATGGCGGTAACTAGGTCAATAAACTCACATTTACTATCTTCATTATGAACGATTAATTTAGCGAAGTCATCCAAGGTGCTGCGTATAAACTTCACGTTTAGTTTGATGGATTCAATCTGTTCGTTCGTAATATCATCTGCATCATAAGTGCTTACAATGCCGTCTATAGAGTGTGTATAGTTCTTTAGGTCATGCCTTACAAAGTTACTTAATAGTGCCACATGATTGGCATGACTTTCAGACAGTGCGTCTAGGTTTTTTTGAAAGCCTACTAGATCCTTTTTTTGTTTTTCAAGACCAGCTTTCAAAGTAGAAAGTTGTGACTCGGGAGACTGGAAAATTAGCTTGGCTTTATTTCGTTTCTTTTTTCGATTTCTACTTTTTGGCATAAATATCCTTGTTATCTCAACTTTTTCTTGTGCTTGATCGCCACACCTAAAACATCAAAGGTTATTTTGGAAGAGTTCTCTATATATCATTCTGCTAGTGAAAAGTTTGTTGCCTGCAGGAAAATGGCAGGATACAGACATAATGCCTCCAGTTTTAAATATCAAATCTTTACCAATCGGAGACGTTATAACCGTACTTCTTGGCAAGCTTAACAGTATCACCGTCAAAATTATGACAAGCTTGAGCATAAAGTATGCCATCACCATACAGAACACCAGGCATTGCCATATCTGTATTAATAGGCAGTGTTGTGATTTGGTCCCCATTTTGAACAGTAGGCGAAGATAAAGAACAAGTTATAAATAAATTATGGGAGTTATGATTCCAAACGATTTTCTTAGAGTCCCAAGCCTGTCTGCCACCGACAACGTTTAGTTTAATGAGGTGATAACCAGGCTGATTTTCAATTAATTCAAACTTCATGACCTTTGCAATGCTGCAGGGGTCGTGATAACAATTTTCAGAAATTGCACCTTTTTGAATGCCCCTATGATCAAAGGTAGGAGCAGCGAACGCAGATGTACTTAGTGCACTTAAAATAGTAATGAATAGCATCTTCTTCATAATATATCCTTATTAATTATCCCATAAATGACCATTCATACCGCAGTTCCTTTCCAGTGCGTTTATGATCTCTTCTGACTCATATTCGCCAGCACGCCAAGAATCTACGCTACGTTGAATATATGACCGACAGTTACTAGGCAAGCCTGAATCATTAGAAAATTTAGGCTCGCTGTTCGGATCATTGCTACATGCAGAAATAACTAGTGCCATGCCAGAAGCTATAAACATTCTCTTCATATCAGATACTTCCCTAGCAAGTTGTTAAGAGGTTAAGCACCACTATTCTTAAAGCCTAACTCTATTGTAGCTTCATTACACATTACCTCTAAATTAAAACTATAGTCGCTACTTGATTTAGGGTAGTAGTAATCCAACGGCATAACGGAAGATAGGTCTACTTTGTTTTTAAACTGTGAAAGCCTCCATAGGATGTTTCCGTCTCCATCAAGCTCTAACATCTCAGCATGTTTTAGGCTCATGTCATTACAATTAGCGTAATTAAGCATTTGGTTAGCTACAGTACCTTCCATAATAGGGTTTTCGCTTGGGTACATTGTCCACATGCTAACAATTAGATCGCCATCAGGATTGTAACGACTCTTTATGCTATCTTTATCAAAATAATAAGGGCTTTCGCCCTCTTCGGATATATTTAGCCAGTTCTCAGCGGTTGCGGTCATTGATACCAACACCGCCAATAGCATTAAAGCTTTTCTTATTTTTAAACCCTCATTTAATTTTTTAATCATAAAACATCCTTTTTATTTCAAAAATAAAATTTGATGGCTCTACCTACCATCTATCCACGTTTTGCCAGGTATATACCCACCCCAATATCTCAATCTCATTTAAATCAGCTGGAGCGATAATCTCATCTTCATAATCTTTATTTTCACTACGAATTAGCAAACCACCATCTGGCTGCCAGAACAAATATTTAGTTCTTCTCATTAGGCCGTGCCTGAAGCAGTATATCTTTCCGTCTTTTATGTCAGTCTTACTTGAGTCTGCAACACATTGAGCTTTATCGCTAATTTTTGGCTCCATACTATTGCCTTCTAAGTTGTAGCAAAAACTATAGGTCATACTTGCGCCAGCTAACCTAGCAACATTTTTTTTGATCTTTAATATTTCTGTGGTTGCCTCTTGAACTGAAAGCTCTTTGTTCCCGGCGCTTACGGGGACCGTCTTAAAATAAGGCACTGCAAACTCATCACTATCTAAGTCAGTTTGATCCATATCCTTTACCGTCCCTATATTCATAGATTCTAATGTTTGACCGTCGATAAAGTGAGGAGCATCTGAGCCTGTGCCAGTTAATAACCAGTTAGAGTTAGTGTGCAATAAGTCTGCAAGTCTTATTAGGTTCTCACCCTTGGGCGTGTTTGTATCAGATAGCCATTTTGATACAGCTCCTTTTGACGCCCCTGTAGCTTCCACTATATCGACCTGCCTAACCTTTCTAGCAGTCATTTTTTCACGAATTCTATCTGCAACTGTGTTCATAAGAAAACTCCTGTTTGGTTTCCAATCGTAAACCAAGCTATTGATTTTTTGATAAACTTATGGTTTACTAATGGAAACAAATGTGTTTACCAAAGGAAACTATGATGAATGTTGACGACCTCGTTAAATATTACGATGCCGATAATGATTTTAATTTGAGTCAGCTTATTAATGTTGCGAAAAGCACTGTTAGTAAATGGCGTGCCAATGGCATCCCGCAGGAAACACAAGCGGTCTTAGAATTGCTATCTGATGGCAATTTAAAGGCAGATTTAACTGACTACCCCTTAAAACCTAAACAAACAGAGGAGGCTTAACTATGTGCCACACCCCGATATATGCATTATCAGATGAATTGCGTGAAACCGCACGAGAGAACCATCGCATTTTATTGCAGCGACTTGCAGATGTTGGTCAAAAAACAGTTGCCGAAATTGTTGGTGTTACTGAAAGCAAGATGAGTCGTTTGAAAGACACGACAGACGGGAAGGGTGACCTTGAACTATTTGCTTCAATTGCTGCCGTGCTCGGTATAAAGCTGACAGATAGGGATGCCGTTTACTGTGACCGAGACATGGCCCAGGCAATGGCAACAATGCTACGTACGAGCGTAAATAGCCCTGATTTTATCGACATTATTTTTAGTGGGGGAGATAAGAAGTAATGGCTATGAAAATCACTCATCCGCTGGAAGCTAAGGTTGATCAGATTATAAAAAATGAGCTTGGCACAGCTTACAAAAACGGTGCTGAAATCTCTTTTACGAAATTTGAGTCAATCAGAAACACGGCTTACGTACGTAGTCGCTTAGAAAAAAGGGGTTTTAGGTTATTAGCTGGGTCGGTACTTAGATATACGTACAGAGCTGGCCTTGATGAAATGAATGCAGAAAATCATGTGGTCAATAAGCTTGGCAAAGAAGATGTGCTTAATCGATTTAAGCATGAAGCCGGAGTTATCTCGAACGAGGGGTTAAAGCTGTCTGAGAGGGACAAGCTATCCAGAACCATTACTTATCTTAGACAGATTGGATATGTGATTGAGTCAAAAAGAGACTGGTCAAAAAAGGCGGGTACAGCTGTCACGACCTACAAACTAAAAACCCCTGATAACTGCGAATTATCAGAGGCGTGTTAATTAACTAGTGAGGTAATCAACATGAGTAATTATAAGTTGCTATCAGATTTATTACAAGAACACCCGTTAAACAATCTGATGTTAATTAGACAAGAACATGGAGAGGACTCACGGGAGTTCGAAGTAGCGCAGCTGGAATACCAAAAAAATATGGCTAATGCTGAGGCAGCGTACCAGGTGAGAAGAGCGAGAAATCATGCCATGTTGTATGAGAGAGGTTATTAATGAGCGACTATCAGACAAGCTTACTTTTATCTAAAAACAAAATAGTGCTTAACACCGACCTAGCTACTCAAATTGGCTTGAATGAGGCTCTAGTCTTACAACAGCTTTTCTACTGGCTAGAAAAAGGGATTGAGATTAATGGTAGGCAGTGGGTATATAAAACCCACGCTAAATGGCAGAAACAAGATTTCCCGTTTTGGTCTGTTAGCACGATTAAGAGAACCCTAAATAATTTAGAGAAATTAGGGTTAATTGACGTAGAACAACTATCAGACAATAACTTTGATAGGAAAAACTACTACACAATTAATTTTAAAAAACTTAAAGAATATGAGGGTCAAACTACCGATAACACCGAAAAGGTCAAATTGACCTCATCGAAAAGTCAAAATGAACTAGACGATAAGGTCAAATTGAGCCCATCTGATGAGGTCAAATTGAGCCCATCTGATGAGGTCAAATTGAGCCCATCTCTAAGAGAACAAAAAGAGATTAAAGAAGAGACTACACCAAATGTTGTTGAAGATGATTTAGTCGATATTTCTTTTGAAAGCTTCTATCCGATAGCTAAAGCAAGACTCAAGACCTCTGGGGTGATACCTACGTTTGCTGAATACGATGAGGATTACTTCAAGCCTGAGATTTATAAATTCTGTGCTTGGTTTGCTAAGAAAAAGCTTAACAGCAATCAAAGGCTTTACAAATTAACTGAGTGGTTCGCCAAATTCACAGTCGAAGAAAGAAAGCGGTTTTATATAACGGATGAGCCTAAACACTCTAGTTATCAAGAGTTCGAGCAAGAAGCTGAGCCTGAAATGACACTAGAAGAACAAAGAAGAGCATTGCAAGCAGTATTTGGAGGTAGCAATGAGCCTGCATAACATCGATATGGAAAAAGCTGTTATAGCTACTTTGATGGGCGTAGATAATGCGTTTGACATGCTTGAAGTAGAGATAACAAAAGATATTTTTTACGCTGAGCGCCATCAGATCTTGTTTGGCATTATCAGCGAACTAAAAACCGAGGGTATGCCATACGATGCAGTAATGGTCGCTGATAAGTTAAACAATGGGAAGTACGGCGTTGAGTCAGGTGGTGAAGAGTATCTGATGGAGTTAATCATTAATACGCCAGCCACAACATTCAATTTAGATCATTACGTTAATCGTTTAACTGACCTGGCACAGCGAAGAAGAATCAACGAGCAATTTATTAAGGCTCAAAAGCTAATCAATAACATTGAAATTGATGCAGCTGATGCATGGTCAGAAGTCGCTGAGGGCGTGAATGCTGCTATGCAAGGCTCCAAAGGCGATGAGTTTTATACGTTGAGCGAGTTATACGATGAATACCTAGAAGAATTACAGCAGAACGCTATTGAGGGGTTTAAGCCAACCATCAAGACTGGACTGATTGCACTAGATAACAAGATCATGATTGAGAAGGGCGACATGGTTGTTATTGCTGCCCGTCCTAGCATGGGTAAGACAACTCTAGCTCAGAATATACTAAAAAATATTGCTGAAACCGAAGAGGGTGTGGCCGTGTTCTTTAGCATAGAAATGGATAGACGAGGTATCACCAAGCGCATGGTTAGCTCAATCATGGATTTAGACATGAAGAAAGCGTTTAGCAATCAAAACATAACCACAGAAGAGTGGCAGAGATTTAAAGAGCGTAGTGACTACGTAAGAGATTTGCCCTTCATTGTGAACGATTTGTCAGGTATTTCACTAGGCAAGATGAGAGCGATATTAAATCGTATTAGGCAGAAGTACGGAAAGATATCCGCAATCATGGTGGATTACATAGGGCTAATGAAGCCTGAAAACTCCAAAGACTCAAGAGAGCAGCAGATATCTAAGCTATCAGCAGGACTCAAAGGTCTTGCCAAAGAGTTTGACTGCCCTATGTTCGCCTTATCGCAGCTTAACCGCAGTTTAGAAAACAGACCGGATAAACGTCCAGTCATGAGTGATTTGCGCGACTCCGGATCTATTGAGCAAGACGCTGACCACATCATTTTTATTTATCGTGATGCGGTTTACAACAACAAAAAAGAGGACGGTGTGGAAAAAGCTAAGAGGGTTTTAGATCAAAAGCCGGTAGCTGAAAAAGTGCCTGAGAATTTAGCAGAGTTGATTATAGCCAAACAGCGTAACGGAGAGATTGGCATGGTTAAAGCCAAGTTTGAGGGTAGATATAACCGCTTCACCGATTGGGTAGACCTGCCTGAGTATGATCCATTTATGGGAGGCCAGTAATGAAAACAAGCAAGGGTTATTTAGTCTCTGGCTACTGTCCAGCGTATAACCCACGCTTAAATGGCTTTAGTGAGTTTTCGGGCAGGGTTAGGGTTGTCGCTGATGATCCAAGCCAAGATGAGATAGTCAGATGGGACAGCAATAACAATCCGATTGACCACGACTACGGCAGTCTAGTACTAGCAACAGGCGCACATGGTGTGACGGTTAACGGCTTTAATATGTTTAAAGGTTTAGTAGGGGGGTCAAAGTGAGAAAGGCGAAATATCGTAATAAACCAAAGATGCTAAACGGCATCAAGTTTGACAGCCAGAAAGAAGCCAGGCGATACCAAGAATTAAAGCTGCTTGAGAGAGCAGGGAAAATTAAAGACTTGGAGGTTCAGCCAAAGTTTAGCTTAGTCAAAGGGGTGAAGTTTAGTAGCGATAAGCGAGCCAAGCCGGACTTACGTTATTTTGCAGACTTTGCTTATACAGACATGGAAACGGGTGAGCGAGTGGTTGAGGACGTGAAGTCAGTCGCGACGAAGGAAAGCACAGTTTACAAGATGAAGCGTCACATGATGCTTGCGATACATGGGATTGAAGTGAAGGAGTTTTAACAATGGATTGCAAGTTCCGAATACTAAGCGACATACGCGGTCAAATCGTGGCAGTAGTGGATGTGGAGGGCACTGAGTACACGGTGCAAATGAATTCAATTGGGGTGCCGACAGCTGAGCGCAATAAGCTGATCAGAAAAAAGGCAGTTGAGCAGGCAAACACAGCGGTCCGTTAATTTACTTTAGTTTACTTTTATATTGTTTCGGGGTTTTATGATTGATTTAATTAATGACTGCTCAATTGAGGAGATTTTAACAGCTTGGGGTCGATGGGCTAGTCAAGGTAACTCTAACGGCTCATATCTTGGCTATAAGTCGTTTCACAGTGTTATATTTGGCTCATGTGGTGGAGGTGGCGTCAGTGTCAGTCAAGACGATGACATGATGGCAGTTGATAGGGCTATGAGTCAATTAAAAGCCCTTAATCCGTTTTATTTTAAGATGCTCAAGCTTAGATACTTGTACGGCTACAGCTACACAAGATTGGCGAGTAAGCTAAGCCGAGATTTGCCGGAGTATCGCAATAACCACAAATGCATGTGTCATAAGACTGCCAAAGTTTTAGTTGGTGAAGCGCATGAGGCTATTGAAAGGCTGCTATGAGAACTTTTGGCTATGACCCTTGTAAGCTTTCAAAGCATTACACGCTCGATGAATTAGAGCGAATGTTAAAAGAAGTGACAGAGCAGCACACCAAAAGCAATGAAGAGCGGGCAAGCCAAACATGCATGGAGAGGCTGTATCTGATTGATAAAAAAGGGCGCTGGAAGTGTGATCAGATAACGTGGGCTATGTATTATTTAACTAAGAATAAAAATAATTCTTGATTTTCACCCGAGGAAGTAGTACAAATGTGCTATATTGGCACGAAGTTATGAACAGGCGACAGGTTAACCACTTTGTCGCTTTTTTTGTGCCTGTAATTTAAGAGCACCATCTGACTGAATGCCCTTTATAACCCTTATAGGTTCTAAGATGCTCATATCTGAGCATCTTACCAGTGAGGACATCACAATCTTTTACCTCTCCCACGTTGGCAACAGCGTGGGCTTTTTTATATCTGGAATTTATCATGGCTCTTTACTTGATATCGTCTAAAGAGATACATGATAAGTATCACGAGGCTGAAAATTACGCAGCCAAGAATGCATACAAAGAGATATTGCGGTTAAGGGCAGAGCGCGGAAGTAGCGAAGCTAGGTATTATTTTAATCTTATTAATCGGAGTTTAGCGGAGGGCTGAGCATGTCAAAGTCTAAAAAACTAAACTCTAAATTAATGCAGTTGTTTGTGCTTGAGTACATCAAAGATTTCAATGCAACCCAAGCAGCTATCAGGGCAGGGTATAAATCTGACACTGCAAAACAAAAAGCTTATGGGTTGCTAAAAGATGAGCGCATCAAGCAAGCGATTGACGAAGCTATCGCAGAGCGAAAAGAGCGCCTGCATATTGACGCTGACAACGTGCTTTACAAGTGGTGGCAGATTGCAACCGCTGATTATAACGAGCTGACCCAATTGCGACGGGTTAACTGCCGTTACTGCTGGGGGAATGAGCATGAATATCAATGGACTCCGAAAGAGTATGAGAAAGCTTGTCATGAAGCTGAAATTAACATGGCTGCTGATCCGACTAACATTGGCGGACTAAACTTTGACGCGAACCGTCCACCGCACCCTGATTGCCCAGAGTGCAACGGCAACGGAGTTGAACAGGTTTATATCGCAGATACTACCAAGCTGTCACCTGAGGCTAATTTGATTTATCAAGGCGTTAAGCAAACCAAGTTCGGACTTGAGGTTGCAACAGTGGACAGAATGAAGGCGCTAGATAACGTAGCCAAACACTTGGGAATGTTTAAAGAGACAATTAATCATGTATCAGAAGATGGGAGTATGAGCCCAGAGCCTGCACCGGACTTATCGAGGTTAACAGATGATGAGCTTAGACAACTTGCCGTCATCACTGCCAAAACCAAGGGAAATTCAGGCGGAACTGGCCAGGCGTAACCTAGAGGATTTTATTCGTTTTACTTATCCAAACTATGATTTTGGTTGGTTTAACGAGGAATTGGCAGCAGCGCTTACTAAGTTTGTGCAAGACGTTGTTGATGGTAAACAACCACGCTTAATGATATTCGCGCCACCTCGAAGTGGCAAGAGTGAGCAAGTATCAAGACGATTACCTGCATGGGCGTTAGGCAAGTACCCTGACTTGCAATTTATTGGCGCAAGTTATTCTGCTGACCTAGCCAACAGAATGAGCCGTGATGTTCAGCGCATCATTGAGAGTGATAATTACGCTCATGTATTCCCTGATGTTAAGTTGCCGAATAAAGGCAGTACGAGCCACACAAGAACGCAAGACTTATTTGAGATTGTCGGACATAAAGGGGCATATCGTGCGGCTGGTGTCGGCGGTGGTATTACGGGTATGGGTGCTGACATCGGGGTAATTGATGACCCCGTGAAAGACGCAAGCGAGGCTAATAGTAAGACGTATCGTGACAATGTTTGGGAATGGTACACAACTACATTCTATACGCGCTTATCACCTAAGAGCGGCATATTGCTATGTATGACGCGTTGGCACGAAGATGACCTGGCAGGTCGCTTACTAGAGGCTGCTAAGAATGATGACGGCGATCAGTGGCAGGTAATTGACTACCCAGCCATTGCGGAGAGAGACGAAAAGCACCGCAAAAAAGGCGAGGCATTACACCCTGAACGTTTTCC